ATGGTACAGCACGATTAATTAAGACAATTGTGCCATTATCAATAGATGGTTTAACGGTCGAAATTGACGACGACCGTGGTGATCAAGAATACATACAAGAATTATCAGATCGTAATGATTTTTGGCCTTTAGCGATCACATACGCATCGGGTGTGACTTATCAGGGTACATCGCAAATTGTTGGTGAAACTCAGGCAAGCAGCCAAAACGCGACGTGTGCAATATCGTTAATGGGTCCAGGTAAACTAACGAAACAGTAAATGAAAATAGGGTGTTATATGTTGCGCGGGAACCCTATCCCTTTACCTGTGTAAAAGCGGGGCGCGACACCATTTTTAAAATAGGGTAATGACATGACAGAAGAAAACACAATCGTGCCAGAAATGGCCGAAGCGGAATTCAATCGGTTCGTTGAATTAATGGATCTTGACCTCGATACGTCTGAAATGGATGCGGAAGATTTAACCGCGTTTAAAAAGCAGAAAAAACGAATCATCAAATCAATTACCACAGGTGATTTGATTGTTAATGATGAAGGTGAGGCCGTATTCACACCGTCGAATGCCAGATCGAAACATAAAGACGCATTAACATTTCACGAACGTACCGGCGCATCGTTAATGGCGATGGACACGAAAAAGAATAATCACAATGTTGCTAAAACATATGCGGTTATGGCGGACATGTGTCAAGTACCACAAAAAGTATTTGCTGGTTTAGCTGGTTCAGATATTAAAGTGTGCGAGGCGTTGTTTGCCCTTTTAATGGATTAGTTCGGTCATTATTAGTTCGCCACGGTGAAGATGCTAAAATCGATAAGTGTGGTCATATATTCAACGCAGTATATCGTGAAATGTTTTTGCAAATATGCCGCGATTATCCGGGATTACCGAACGCCCGTGATCTGAAAGCAAAAGAAATTCTGTTTTTTTATGAAGGTTTACGACCTGAGTTAAAAGAGCATACAAAACCAAATGGGTGACACATGGCCGGTCGATTTTCCGTCGAAGCAGTATTCAAAGCCGTTGATCGTGTGACCGCCCCTGTCACAAAAATGCAAAACCGCATTGGTAAATTCACGCGTGCGGCAAGCAAACAACTTCACAAAATGAATCGTGTTGTCGGTAAAGTTGTCACTGGTTTAAAACGTGGTGCTGGTGTTGCGTTGAAATTTGGCGGAGTTGCTGCAGCGGCAAGTATTGCAATCGTAGCAACTGCATTGAATAAGGTGGCAGATTCCGCCGATGCCCTTGCAAAACGTACCCGCCGAATAAAATTCCCCATTGAAGAATTTCAAGAATGGCAATTTGTCGCATCACAAGCGGGAATTGACACAGGTGAGTTCGATAAATCCTTAGAAAAATTTACGAAAGCAGTCGGTGAAGCGCGTGCAGGAACAGGTACGTTATTCACAATGTTGAACAAAACTGATAAAGGTTTACTTCGACAAATTACATCAACCGATAACGCTGCAGATGCGTTTGATATCTATTTAAAATCAATTCGTGATACTGAGAATCAACTCGATAAAACCGCACTAGCAACCGCCGCTTTTGGTCGGACTGGTGCTAAATTTTTGAATATTACTGAAATGAGCACCGAAGCTGTTAGTAAATTGAGAAAAGAACAGCGTGAAAACGGAATCATCACCGAAGAACAAGCGGCGGTTGCTGAAAAATACAATGATTCGATTGATAGTTTAACGCGTAGTCTTATGGGAATGCTTCAAAATGTCTTAATTCCAATGATGCCAGCAATTACGAATACGGCGCGTTCTGTCCGTGAATGGATCATCGCAAATAAGGATTTGATCGCAAGCGGGTTTATGGATTTTGCTCGAGATGCTAAAGAATCATTATTCGCTCTTTTCGAATCATTGCAAAAAATGAATGCAGAGCACAGCATTTTGGAACAATTGAAAACCGTGATATCTGCGATTTCAACAGGTTTAAGTTTTCTTGCTGAAAATGCAGGTACAATATTGAAAATTATTGCGGCTGTTGTCGCATTATCACTTGCATTGAAAACACTCACTGTGATTATGGGCGCGATCAACCTCGTAATGGCGTTGAATCCATTCGGTTTGATGGTGATCGGTATCGTGGCCGCTGGTGCTGCAATTGCAGCTATTACCATGATCGTAATGGATAATTGGTCAGAGATTGGTGCATTTTTTACTAGCCTATGGGATGGTATTACATCGACATTTCAAAATGCATTCGATATGATTTCAAATATTGTGGGTTTCATACTCGATAAAATATCAAGTGTCACAAATGTTGGTGGTATCTTATCGAATGTGGGTAGTTTCTTTGGATTCGGTGACGATGATGAATCGAAATCAACACCACAGGGGTCACAAGTAGTCAGCCCACAAGCACGGGTTGCACGTAGTATTGAAGAACAACGCAGTACCAGTACTGCCGAAGTGACGATTCGTGACGAAACCAATCGCGCCGAATTAACTGGTGGTAAATTGAGTCATGGTCTATCATTAGAAAAATCGGGAGGATTTTAAATTATGAAAAAATTAATATTTTTGGGTTTGGTTTTATTTTCAACCGCTGTTTTTTCTGCGAATCAACAAATCACGTCAAATAAAATGGAATTAAGATGCACGCCTGTTGGGTCTATGCAAGTTACTTATACGTTTTATATCAAAGACGTTAGCGGGCTACCTTCACGAATAAATATATCAGCAAAAACCGATTGCGAGTTTTCCACCAATGTTAAGTCTGAGTGGTTAGGTACGACTAAAGAAATATTCGTGCGAGCAAAGAGCGCGCAAGGTGTAGAGAGTGATAATTCAAACAGCATATCGATTGATTTTATTGGCCCTCCTCCGGTTCAGACTAAACCGGATGCGCCTATCATGGACTCAGTAACCGAGGTTACACTCTAATGTCAAATCCCCCAAGTGATTATTTTGTCGATCCCGCTATTGCCGCGAATACTGGCACAGGAACCATCGGCGATCCTTACGGTGACTTGCAGCACGCGCTAGATTCTGTCACTAGAAATACCACGGACGGGGATAGGTTTAATATTAAAGCAGGCACTAATGAGGGTCTATCCGCTGCACTCAGTTTAGTGCTTTACGGGACGCCCGCTTTTACAGCTCCTTTACTTTTTCAGGGCTATACGGCAGCTCAAGGTGATGGCGGTCAAGGTCTAATTGATTGCAACGCAAATACTGTAATCACAAACGCAGGTACTTGTATTAACTGGTATGACATCGAAATGTATGATGGCCCAGCAGCAGGCGCACTGCTATCTCTAGCGCAGTATAGCTCCGTAATTAGATGTTATATACACGATTCAAACGGGCATGGTATAGATGCGGCCAGCAATAATACCGCTATAGTTGGTACTAGGTTTGAGGATTTAGGTGACGGCACGCACGACATGTTAATAGCATCTGTGGCTAACTGTAGGATATTCGGGAACTATTTTAAACAAGGAGGCGCTCGCACTTGTAGGACGGCGATTACCACCACTAATAATACTTCCGTAGTACAGAACAATATCATATCTGTTGACGGCGCAAGCAACGGCATTGACTTAGGCTCGCAGTTTCATCAACTTATAACCGGAAACACAATACTTTCGGGCGGCGGTTCTGGTAGCGGCGTAGTCTTGTCGGGAACAAATAGTATCATAGCTAATATATTGATTAATAATTACGTCGAAGGCTTTAGCGGTGCTGGAGGTGTTGGGTTCGATTTTCCTACTGATTCCGGTGGCGGAGGTGTCTACGGGCAAAATGCCGCTTACAATAATACAATAAACTACGATGTAAATAGTGAGCACTATTTAGCGTTAGGGGACAATGAAGTTCTTACATCGAGTGGGCTTACTAAGTCCGGTTTAGATACATTTGCCAATCGATTTGAATACTTCAAACCTGCTAACTCCGGCAATATGCGAACTGGCGGGTATTCGGAGGCGTAATGGCTACCGTACAGCGCGCAAAAGGTGCGGTTCAACTATCGGGTGGAGCAACTGCCGGTAGGGCAAAAGGTGCTGTTCAAATAATCGGAGATATTGGGCCGAGCTGCACTTTATCCGGCACCATTACGTCTATCACTTTAGAATCTGATATCCGCGCCGGCGGAAAAACGGTAATACTCACACTATCAAATGATACGTGGGTCGCTGCTGGCGCTACCTTTGATGCGCAAAGACAGAATATCCTTAACGGTTTAACTTCTGCTCAGTCCGAGACTTTAGGGTTTAATAACGAAGTCAGGGACAAAGAACTCGTCACAGCAGTAGTCAGGGCATCGAACGAAGTTGTCACGATTACGCTTTCGGCTGCTGCTGCATACAACATTACGGCAAACGAAACGTTAACCGATACCGTTCCAGCAAGTGCATTAGTTACAAGTGCCTCAGCGGTTATCGCGTCACCCACGGCGACGATTTCGTTCGAGATAGCCGGAACGATTACACTCACTGAGCCAATCGCAGATAAAGTATACCCACGTGTGGTTTCAACTAATAACCGATCTCATAACGTTTCGGGTACTTACACTGGAACGGTCGTGGCGGTGCAAGCGCGCATAGTTGATGACGGCACCGACACCGAGGTCGTGACATGGACAACCATCGACGCGGCACCCAGTGCGGGAAATTTTAGCGGAAATATCACAATACCTAGTGGTGGTCCGTACAATATTGATGTTAGGTTCTCCAATGATACCCTTACGATAGATAACGGTGCGAACGGTTTTCTAGTCGGTGCAAATGTACTATTTATCGGCCAGTCAAACGCGGTACAAATGTTTACTGTTGGTTCAGGGCAGGTTCCGGACAGTAAGTTGCGGCATTGGACAAACTCCGGCGGGTGGATTGTGCCAACTGCAGTGATGAACGGCGGAGTCGGTTTCGGCAATAAATACATCGCTGACAGCGGCGTACCTGTCGGAATGCTTGTGGCTGCTTCTGGTGGTACAGGGTTAACGGCATTTTCTGATCCAACTAATAACTGGGAAACCTACGCGTCTTCCCCTTATGCGGCCCCCCTAACAAGTTACGCAAACGCATTAGGGTCTGATGGGATTGAAGCGGTCTTTTGGTCACAAGGCGAAAAGGATGGGCAAGAAGGCGAAACGGAGACTAACTATAAAGCGGCTTTAATTGACTTAATTTCTCAAATTAGAACCGATTTTGACAATAGCTCGGATGAAGCCAGTCTACCTGTAATTGTAGCGGAACTGATATCTACGACAGCGGGAACTGCGACGGACGACTCCTGGCAAGCTATAAAAAATGCGCAGAGAGGTGCAGTTAATGACGTTTCCGACACCTACTTATTGACAGCTACAGATCTGGTTAGAGCTGACTCGCTCCACCTAACAGCGGCGTCTTATACGATTTACGGACAACGTTTAGCGCAGATCACCGGATTTATTAATGGTGATGTCGGCTATTATCACGGCCCACAAATATCCGGTTACATAGCCAACTCATCGACCGAAACAGATATTAAGTTAACGCATAGCGCTGGTAATGATTTCACGCCTATATCTGCAATAACAGGTTTTAGGGTTCTTGATGCCGGTACGCCCGAGGTGATCAGCGCAGTGGTAAGAGTTGACGCTACTACGATCAGATTAACTCACGGGGCGGTTGCTGGTGCGTTAACCGCAGACTACTTATACGGAAAAGACCCCGGTATAGCATCGCTAGTTATCGACAACTCCGGTTTAAACTTACCACTTGAGGGTCAACAGGTTATACCAGATATCGCGGTGACAGGCGATACGACGATCAGTATACCTTCAATGGTCGTCGCTGCGACAGGTCAATCGATTGACCCTGATGTTGTCGTAGGCGATGTCGCAGTCAACATACCTTCGATGGTTGTGGCTGCAACAGGCCAAGTACTCGGGGTGGCGGGTCAGGTAAACGGCGATGCAACGGTCAGCGTACCTTCGATGGTCGTTGCCGCAACAGGTCAAGTGCTCGGAGTGGCGGGTCAGGTAAACGGTGATGTCGCAATCAATATACCTTCGATGGTTGTTGATATCGATAGCACATTAGGAATAGGTTCAATTCTTGTGATAAAGTTACGTTAAATAGGAGCAACTAAAATGCCTTCATTAAATACAAGTTCTATAAATTCGCAGGCCGACAATGTTGGTACTGATTTTTCAACGGCAGTATTGACGATATACAGCGGTACACCGCCCGCCGATGCAAATGCAGCATTAGGTGCGGCGGTTGCACTAGCGGCACATACATTGACGGGATTTGGCGCATCAGTTGCCGGTGTGATTACTGCGGCTGCGATTGCTGATGATGTAATCGACAATACAGGTACAGCGACATTCGCCCGACTTGTATTAACAACTAAAACGATGCAAATCACCGTGGGTACGAGTGGTACAGAGTTGATCGTCGATACGGTAAGTTATGTTGCGACAGGTACATCAAAAATCAATTCACTAACGATTACACAACCAGCATCGTGATTACTCACAAGATTACAGCGGTTAAAAATTCAGAGAATGAAACTATTTTCGTAGTAGTTGATTCTTTGGGTGAACCGTTTGATCTTGATGATAAAGGTGCAACTGAGGTTCGAGTCGTTGTGTGTGATAGGCTTTATAGCGCTGAAATTAAAAACGTACCATTTGAAGCTAATGTAATCACTGTGACTTTTGGTGATCTTGATTTACCACCAGGTAGATATTTACCTAAAATTTTATATTTTGCACCCGATAAACTTACGGGTGAAATAATCGCAGCATCTTGTTTCGAGACTCAAATTAAATTAAAAATGGTGTGTTAAATGTCGTGGAATGACCGATTAAGAGAAGCGGCATATACATCACCATCGGGTGTACGCACTGTATTTGACTACGAGGACGTGCGAAAAACCATTGATAAGAAAACCACGGGTTTCGAATTTCCTGATGCTGATGGAACACTGGTACAGGATTTAGGGCATTCGGGACGCAAATATCCCCTTCGTATTATATTTTGGGGTGATGATCATGATACTGATGCCGATGATTTCGACGCGGCACTCATCGAACGTGGTGTCG